GGATAGTTGGGGCAATCAAGTATGAAAACATTAACCAAAGAACAAGCATTACATTGTGCTAAAATATTTAAAGATTATTTTGGCAGTTTTAATCGTATAGATGATTATATGAGAGACCAAAAACTGGCCTCTATACAAAATATTCCTGCTGGATTACCAGGCATGAGTTTAGAAGATGATTTGTTTTCTGATTTTACAATGTCTCCTAATGATATGAAATTAGAAGTATTAGAAATAGATAATGTAACTTGGGACACTTGTATTAATATGATATCAAGCCATAGTAACATGGTAAATATTCCTGGTAAAAATTTAAAACTAGCAGTTAAAGAAATGACTACTAACAAGTTTGTAGGGTTTATAAGATTGGCATCACCAGTTATTAATATGAAACCTAGAAACGAAATGTTAGGCAACATACCTGATTTATCACAGTTTAATAAAACGGCCATTATGGGATTTGTAATAGTGCCATCTCAACCTTTTGGTTATAATTATCTTGGTGGTAAACTATTGGCCGCTATCTGTTGTAGTCATAAAGTAAGAGAGATGATGAATAAGAAGTATGATATGAATTTATGTTTATTTGAAACTACAAGTTTATATGGCAATAGTAAAGCATCAAGTCAGTATGATGGTATGAAACCTTATGTCAGATATAAAGGTTTAACCGATAGTGATTTTATTCCTATGTTACATGGTAAACCTTATGAACAATTAAGAGACTACATAGAGAACATAGTAGGCGATTTAGTAAAAGAAGATGCTTCAAGTAAAAAGTTAAAGCTAACCAACGCAATCATAGGTTTAATTAAACGTTCTTTAAAAGATAATAAGACAGAACTAGAAGATTTCAATAAAGTTATCAACAACGCAAAAGACTTGACAGAACAGAAAAGATATTATATAAGCCATTATGGTATCAAAAATTATATTGATATAGTAAATGGTAAGACAGACATTATAATTAAAGATGATACTTACGACAAATTTAAACTAGAAAGTATTATAGAATGGTGGAGAAACAAAGCGGCCATTCGTTATGAAACTTTAAAGAAAGAAAATAGAATACGAAATGAACTTGAAATTTGGACTAAAAATAATGATCTACAAATAATTAGATAAAGAAATGATTTGTATAAATAAACTTATAACATATTTGATGTGATGGTGGAAGAAATTTTAACAAATAGAGAGATGGATAAAAATAACCTACTAATACACAAGCACTTAATTATACGTGCTGAAGTAAAAAACCCCCCAAAAGACGAACAGAAACTTACTGAGTGGATGAAAGAGTTTATTTCTTTTATCAATATGAAAGTTTTAATGGGACCTTATGTTAAATATTGTCCTACACCAGGCAACCGTGGTATTACAGGCGTTGCTGTTATTGAAACAAGTCATATAGCAATACACGTATGGGACGAAACCGACCCAGCCATTATGCAGTTTGATGTTTATAGCTGCTCAGAATTTGACCCTTACAAGATAGCAGATAAACTACAAGCTGATTTTGACGTAGTAAAACTAGACTATAAGTTCCTTAATAGAGAAACTGAATTGAAACCTATAAGATTAAAGAAAGATACAATGAAAAATTATGCAAATAGTAATAATCAACAGACTTCAGAACCCACCCTATTTAATATCTCCTAACTTTCCTCCAAAAGAACTTGACAATCTAAAGGAAATGTTATATAATGAGAATATAAAATACGTATTAATATCTAGCGAAAAGGAGAACTTAGAATATGAGCAATTTTTTAAAAGACATAATTAAAGATGTAGGCAATGAATACGCAACACTAGTAAGTGATGGTATTGATAGTGCTGATGTAACAAATTTTATAGATACAGGTTCGTATTCTTTCAACGCATTATTATCAGGAAGTATTTTTGGAGGACTATCAGGAAATAAAATTACGGCAATTGCTGGTGAAGCCGCAACAGGTAAAACATTTTTTGCTTTAGGTATTTGTAAAAACTTTTTAGATAAAGATAAAGAAGCTGGTGTAATTTATTTTGAATCTGAAAGTGCTATATCAAAAGAGATGATCGTATCTCGTGGTGTTGACGCAACAAGAATGGTAATTATTCCAGTTGCTACAGTACAAGAATTTAGAAATCAATCAATAAAAATTTTAGACAAATATTTAGAACAACCAGAAGATAAAAGAAAACCTTTAATGTTTGTATTAGATAGTTTAGGTATGTTATCTACAACTAAAGAAATGGAAGATACAGCAGAAGGAAAAGAAACACGAGACATGACAAGAAGTCAAATCGTAAAATCAACATTCAGAGTTTTAACATTGAAACTTGGCAGGGCAAAAGTTCCAATGATAATGACCAACCACACCTATGATGTCATAGGATCTATGTACCCGCAAAAAGAAATGGGCGGTGGTTCCGGTCTTAAATACGCTGCCTCATCAATCATCTATCTAGGAAAAAGAAAAGAAAAAGATGCCGACAACGAAGTGATTGGTAATATTATCCATTGTAAAAACTATAAGTCAAGGTTAACAAAAGAAAATGCTCAAATAGATGTGAGACTAACATACAAGTCTGGATTAGACAGATACTATGGTTTGTTAGAGATCGCAGAAGAAGCAGGCATTTTCAAAAAAGTATCAACAAGATATGAAATGCCAGATGGTACAAAAGTATTTGGTAAGTCTATCAATGATGAACCTGAAAAGTATTTTACAAAGGAAGTGTTGAAACAGATAGATGAAGCAACAAAGAAAAAGTTCCTCTACGGAGAAGAATAAAATAAAATATCTTTTTGTACAAAAAGATGGTGACGATTTTACTTGTATCAAGTTAGTTGAGGACAAGTATTTGGGTATTGTCTATAAGTACGGTAACGTGGCTTTTGCTAGAGATGAAAAGCCAGATGGAACATTGCCTATGAAATTTGATTATGATATAATTAAAAATCCGGACAATATAGATACTAACAATCAACAATTTATTGATTATATTGGCGACATATTAATAGAACTATTAGAGAAACAATTAGAAGATGGAAAAGTTACATATAAGCAATGAACGAATAGAGATTACAGTATTACGTAATTTTATATTCAATGAAGCATTTACGAGAAAGGCCTTACCTTTCTGTAAAGAAGATTACTTTACAAATCGTAATGAAAGAATACTCTTTAGAGAAATAGATATATTCGTAAACAAATATAAAAACATTCCTACAAAAGAAGCTTTAGTTATTGAATTAGGTCAAAGAAAAGATATTAACGAAGATGAATTTAAATCTGTAAAAGAATTATTAGAATCATTAACTAGTGAGACAGTAGATTTACAATGGTTGTTTGATACAACTGAAAAGTTTTGTAAAGATAGAGCAGTACATAATGCCGTATTAACTGGTATTAAAATATTAGATAAGAAAGATCCAAGACTTACACCAGAGGCAATACCAGGTATTCTTGCTGATGCCTTGGCCGTTTCTTTTGATAATCATATTGGTCACGATTATATAGAAGATGCTACTAGACGATTTGATTTTTATCACACTAAAGAAAAGAAATATGAGTTTGATTTATCTTACATGAATCGTATTACAAAAGGTGGTGTACCACCTAAAACCTTAAACATTGCCTTGGCAGGTACAGGTGTTGGTAAATCTTTGTTTATGTGTCATTGCGCTAGTTCTTTTTTAACACAAGGGTTAAATGTATTGTATATTACTTTAGAGATGTCAGAAGAAAGAATAGCAGAACGTATTGATGCCAACTTATTAGATGTAACTATGGATGATTTACATAGTATGCCTAGACAAATCTATGACGATAAGATTACCAAGATTAGAAACAAGACAGCTGGTAAATTAATTATAAAAGAATACCCAACAGCATCAGCACACGCTGGCCATTTTAGAGCATTATTAAATGAATTAGCTTTGAAGAAATCATTTAGACCTAATGTTATATTTGTTGATTATTTAAATATATGTTCTAGTAGTAGATTTAAAGGTGGAAATATATCTTCGTACTTCTTCATCAAGGCAATAGCCGAAGAACTACGAGGTCTTGCTGTAGAGTTTAATGTACCAATCTTCAGTGCTACACAAACAACAAGAACAGGATTTGTAAGTACCGATATTGGCTTAGAAGATACTTCTGAATCGTTTGGTCTTCCAGCAACAGCCGACTTTATGTTTGCTTTAATATCAAATGAAGAATTAGAAGCATTAGGTCAAATGAAGATTAAACAATTGAAGAATCGTTATAATGATCCATCTATCAATCGTGCCTTTATTATTGGTGTAGATAGAGCTAAGATGAAGTTATATGATGTATCTAATAATGCTCAAAACATTGTAGATAGTAACCAAAAGGAACCGACAGTTAAAACAAGTTATGATAAATTCTCGGACTTTAAAATATGAAAAGACAAAAAGTAAGATTTCATAAGAGCGATAAAAGACCTGGCCACTTAGGAGAACAGTTGTCTTATGAAAAAAAGATGATTAAAAAAGATAAAAATATCTTTTGGCAGGCCATTGAACAACCAACAGGCACTATAATAAGACAATCTTTTTTTGAAGAAGATGTGGATAGTTTAGTTAAGTTTCAAAATGAAAACCGCCAATGGCAACGTAATGGTGGCATACCCAATTTTCTTTGCGACAACATTAAATAGTATAAATAGTATTATTGATATAGTTTATGGTTAGTTTGACTTTGTTTATGGGAACAATGAGAGAGAAATGTTTAGTTTTAAAGGATTTGTAACAAAGGGTACTAACACCCATTTAGAACATTTAGAAGATTCTATTATAGATAGAGGTTCTAAAGGCGGTAAAGACGCTGTTCTATTTTTAAAAGCAATCAAAAAAATGCTTACAGGTAATGTAGGCGGCCGACTTAACGTAACTGTTAAATGGGACGGCGCACCAGCTGTTATCTGTGGTATTAATCCAGAAAATGGAAAATTCTTTGTTGGAACTAAATCAGTATTCAACGTAAATCCAAAAATTAATTACTCAACAGGTGATATAATGAAAAATCATTCTGGTCCTTTAGCACAAAAACTTCAAGTTTGTTTAAGAGAGTTATCTAAATTAGGCATTACAGGTATTTTACAAGGTGATCTTTTATTTACTAAAGGCGATATTAAAACAACCACAATAGATGATGAAGAAATGTATGTATTTACGCCTAACACAATTACGTATGCTGTGCCAGTTAATAGTACAATAGGCCAGAGAATATCACGTGCTAGATTAGGTATTGTATTTCATACCGTTTATACAGGTAAAGATATGAAACATCTTGCCGCAAGTTTTGGAAGTTTATCAGGTTTTCCTAAATCATCTTCTATCTTCATAACAGATGCAACTTATAAAGATACATCAGGTTCAATTACATTTAACAAATCTGAAATGGGAATTTTTGATAATATTATTTCTATGGCTGAAGGATCTTTATACAAAGCAGCTCCAGTTTTAAACATTCTTAATGTTAATGATCCTTTAGCAGTTGGTTATAAACTTAAAACATTTTTTAATTACTACATTAGAAATTCACAAGGCGATATGGCCAAAGTAAAAGATTTAGTAGATATGTTTAGAGTGTATTATAATAACATGTTACAACAAGAAGTAGATGCTGTAAGTAAAGAAGAAACAAAAAACAAATATAGAAAAATTAGAGATGGTGGATTAAATTTTATAGACAGCAATAAACAAGCAATTTACTTTACCATAGCTAGTCATATATCATTACAAAGAGCTAAAAACTTTTTGATAAGAAAAATGAATCAAATACAAAGCATTGGCCAATTTATAAGAACACCAGATGGATTTAAAGTAACTAATCCAGAAGGATATGTGGCCGTTGATAGAGTAAGAGGTGCTGTTAAATTAGTTGACAGATTAGAATTTAGTAGAGCAAATTTTACAATAGCCAAAGATTGGCTGAAAGGATAATATGAAAACATTTAAACAATTTATAAATGAAGCTGCTGTAGATTCAAAAGGTCTTAAAAGTTCTACAGGAGGATTAACACAAAAAGGTAGAGATTATTATAATCGTAAAGATGGTAGTAATTTAAAAGCTCCTGTAACAAAAAAACCGTCTGAATTAAAAAAAGGTAGTAAGGCATATAACAGACGTAAGTCATTCTGTGCTCGTATGTCTGGTAATCCAGGCCCAATGAAAGATGACAAAGGAAGACCTACTCGTAAAGCATTGGCATTAAGAAAGTGGAATTGCTAGTGAAATCGTTTGAACAAATACTTTCAGAAGGCTTATACGATCCAGGTATTTTTAAGGCTTTCTTTTTAGCAGGTGGGCCAGGTTCTGGTAAATCATTTGTTACTAGAAACGTATTCTCTGGTTCAGGTTTAAAAATTGTTAACTCAGATATTATATTTGAAAACAGTTTAAAGAAAATGGGATTATCTTTATCTATGCCGGATGAAGAACAATACTTTAGAGATATAATGAGAACAAGAGCAAAAGCAACAACAGAAAATCAATTAGATTTGTATATCAAAGGCAGATTAGGTTTAGTAATAGATGCCACTGGTAGAGATTTTAACATAATACAAAGTCAGGCAGGATTATTAAAACAATTAGGTTATGATTGTTATATGATATTTGTTAATACCAGTTTAGAAGTAGCATTAGAAAGAAACTCTAAAAGAGAAAGAGTTGTACCCGAATACATTACAAAACAATCATGGCAAAGTGTTCAAAATAATATAGGTAAATTTCAAAACTATTTTGGTATAGAAAATTTTATAGTTGTAGATAATAGTAGATCAGAGCAAGAATTAGTTACGATAACAATGAATAAAATAAATTCAGTTGTTAGAAGATTTTTAAATACACCTATTAAAAGTTATATAGCAAAAAGATGGATGGCCAAAGAAAGAATGGCAAGGAGAAAAGATGTTTAAACTAATTAAAGAAGCAGTAATAGATATACCTAGACGTACCTACGCTAAAGATGTATTCGATAACGCAGATACAGAAAATCCAAAACTAAAACAATCTGTATTAAACATTATTAATGCTCAATTAAAAGAATTTGAAAAACTTTATCCTATTAAAAAATATAGTTTGGTTGGTTCAAGCATTACAAAACATTATAGAGATGACGCAGACTTAGATATAAATGTTTTATTTGATGTTGCGCCTGCTGATAGAGAAGCAGTTAGAATTAAACTAGCGCATCAGTTAAGAGGTATTAATGGTAAACTGATTCCAGGAACTAAACACCCAATTAACTATTATATCATCACAGATCCAAATGTAAAAGAAACCAATGATAAAATGGCCGATGGAGTATTCGACATTAAAAACAATACTTGGTTTAGAAAACCAAAAGAATTTAAGTTTGATGCTAATAGATATGCTGCTGACTTTGAAAAGAAAGTAAAAGAAATAGACGTTGTAGAAGGAGAATTAAAAAGAGATATCATTGATTATAAAGAATTAAGTGAATTAAATCCTGATGATGTTTTAAATTTACAAGAAATTATAAACGATAAGATATCACAAATAGAAGATGATATCAAGCAATTAGTTTCAATTGGTAATACAGTATTAAAAGATAGACAAGATGCTTTTGCTACTGATATGACACCAGAAGAAATTAAAACGTTTGGTAAAAAGAATTTATTACCTAAAAATGTTATCTATAAGATGTTAGAAAAATATCATTATTTAAAATTATATCATCAATTAAAAGATATATTAGATGATGGTGAAATAACAGACGCAGAAATACGTTCTATAAAAACCGAAGGAGTAAATAAATCTTTCGCATTTACTTTTGGTAGATTTAATCCACCAACAATAGGCCATGAAAAACTATTACAAAAAGTAGCCAGTTTAGGATCAGAATATAAAATATTTTTAAGTAGATCACAAGACGCAATTAAAAATCCATTATCACCATCAGACAAATTAAAATGGATGACAACTATATTTAAACCTTATGCTAGTCATATATTAGTTATGCCTACAAATATGGTATTAGAATTAGCAACAAAGATATATCAATTAGGTTATACTAACATAACTATGGTTGTGGGTAGTGATAGAGTAAGAGAATTTGATAGTATATTAAACAGATACAATGGAGAAAGAAATAGACATGGCTTCTATAACTTTGAAAAGATAAATGTAGTATCTGCTGGCGAAAGAGATCCTGATGAAGAAGGCGTAACAGGAATGAGTGCTAGTAAATTAAGAAACTATGCTTCAAAAGGAGATTTAAAGAATTTTAAAAGAGGAATACCAGGCAATCTAACAGAGAAACAAAAGAATGAATTATTCTTTGATGTTAGAAAAGGTATGGGGTTATCAGTTAGTTTGGCCGCAGAATATGAACCAACAGAAATGCCTAAAACTTTACAACAATTTGAAACACAACAAGTAAGAGACTTATACATTAGAGAAATGATATTCAATATTGGCGAACAAGCACATAACGTCAATTTAGATGTAAAAGGAAAAGTAGTAAGACGAGGAACAAATTATATCGTATTGGAAGATATTAATAACAACCTCCACAAATCATGGATTTGGGATTGTATTCCAATAGCCGCAGATAAAGAAGTAATGGTAAGAGAATACAATTTAGATGTAGATTACGGATTTAAAGCCGTATCAGAAATTAAAAAAGAAGATCAAGAAGAACAAAGAAAAAAAATATTTAAAGAATTAAAAAAGGATTTGATTAAGATGACAAAAAAAGAAGCATACGACATAGGGCACGATTATGCTCAACATACTTCTAAGACAACACCAGGAGAACCTGATTACGACCCGAATTATAAAGGCACAACATATACGCCTAGTAATATAGAAGATAATAAAGAGTTAGTAACACAAGGTAGATCATATCCTGATGGTGAAAAAATACCAAATGTATTGCCACCAAAATATATGCCAGCCAATTCAAAAGAAGTACCAGAAGGACAAAACTGTTATAATTGCGAATATGGTAGTAAAAATGAAGGCAATTACTGTAGTTTATTTCACGCTAAAGTAAGACCAACATACTGGTGTGCTAAATGGGAACCAAACAATAAGAAAGTATCTGTAAAGGATATAGAAGAATGGGCTGGTTCAAATGATACAATAGATAAATATAGACAAAGATATGGTGATAATTACCAATCTAAGATTGACGAAGTTAAACAAAAAATGATGTCTTTCAAAGATTACACCAAAAAGGTATAATATGAGTTTTATTAAAGAATCAAAAGACGCTTATAAAAAAGTACTAGAAGCATTAGAAAAAGAAACTTCTGATCACGAAATATCAATGGCTCGTGGTGAATTAGAAACTATTGCTGATAGAGCATTAGCTACGTCTGCTATGTTAGAAGGAACGCCAGAAGATGGTAATCCATTACCAGCTTGGGTACAATCAAAAATTACTAACGCTTGTGATTACATCACAACTGTACATGATTATTTAAAATATAATCCTAGGTTAAATGAATCATTAGATTTAGAAGAAGCATCACTAACTTCTATACACAAAATGAAAGAAGATGGAAAAACATCAGAAGAAATAGCAAAACAATTAAAACTAAACGCAGGTCTAGTTAAAAAAATTTTAGGAGAAGAAGTAGAATTAAAAGAATTTACAGACGCAGAAATTGCTCAACTTAAAAAAGAATTTGATCCTCTTAAAGGTAAACAAATATCTACAGCAAGAGCAAATCAATTATCAAATATATTAAATAAATTAGATGATGGTTCATTAGATAAATTAAAAAGTGCTTTAATACCTTTTGTATCAGCGGTTGCCGCTTCAAAAATAACTCAAAGAAAATTTAGAGGTGTTAAAATAACAAACATTAAAGTTCCAGGTTTAGAGGGTATGGCCGAAGAAACTACCTTTTGGTGGCACGATGGTAAAACAGGTTATGTAAAAGCTGGTTATGATAATAAAGAGTTGTTAGCTTGGTTAAAAAAAAATGGTTACAAACCTGAAAAAGATATTAAAGAAGAAGTAGATAAAGGTTATAATGTAAAATACAAAATGAAAAAAGATGATCCGTCTATCAGTATGTCTTGGTATAAAGATAAAGAGTTAGCACAAAAATTTTTAGATGATGTAAAAAAATCAGGCGGTAATGGTATAATTACAGCAAAAGAAGAAGCAGAATTAAAACCAGTTCCTAGTTTAGAAGATAGTGCTAAAAAACATAATGTAGATATTGAAGTATTAAAAAAACAACTAGAAAAAGGAATTGAAATAGAAAAAGAACATACTAAAGATGAAAAAGTTGCTGAGAAAATAGCACTTGCTCATATAGATGAAAGACCAGATTACTATATTCAAATAGATAAATTGGAAAAGAAACCAGTTGAAAAGGTAACTGAAGTAAAAGAACCAACAGGAGATTTAAAAGATGCTTGTTGGACAGGTTATGTTGCTGTGGGATTTAAAATGAAAAATGGAAAACGTGTACCAAACTGTGTACCTAAATCAGAAGCATATAAAGGTGCTAAAAAAATTGTAGAAAAAGCTTACAAAAAATTAAAGGAGAAAAAGTAATGACAAGATATTTAGAAATTAAACCAGGAAGTATAGCAGAAGTAGCAAAAACATTAAGAGAAGATTATGATGCTTACTTTAAAAAAGAATTAGAAAAAGAAGGTAAATCATTAGCATCAATGACTGATGCTGAAAAGAAAGCCTTTTTTAATAGAGTTGATAAAGGTTACAACGCTAAGAGTGAAGCAACATCACAAGATGTATCTCCAAGTTTAGCAAATAAACCTTCAGAAAAATCTAAAACAACTTTAGTAGCAGGTCCTAATGGAAAAGAAAATGTAATAAGAATACCTGTAGAAAAATTAGCAGACTATAAGAAAAAAGGTTATGTTGAAGCTGAAAGTTTTGTACCAGAAGCAGCCAATGAACCATACGCTATTGGAATGGCCGCAGCTATGAAATCAACAGGCGATACACCTCCGTTAAAAAAATCTACAATAACAAAAGCCCACGATATTGCTAAAAAAGTAAAAGAAGAAGAACTAACAGCTGGTCAAAAAAAATTACCACCAGCACTTCAAAAAGCTATAGATAAAAAAGAAAAGAGTGAAGATATTGACGCTGATGAAATGAATAAAAAACAAAAAGAAAAAAGTGGTCAAACAGAACCAGTTAAATTTGCCAAGTATGAAGAAGAAAAAGAAGAAGATATTAATGAAGCTGGCATGAAAGAAATTGATACAACTAACCAAGAAATAAAAAGACTTAGAGTTAGATTACAACAATTAAGAGATTCTGAAAACGCAGCTGCTGGTGGAGATACTACAAATATTGAAAAACAAATACACCAAACACGTAGTGCTTTATTAGATTTACAAAAGAAAGCTTTAGACAAAAAAGTCGAAGTTAAGGAAGGCAAAATGACTTACAAGTCATATAAAAAGTCTATGAAAAAGGAAGAAAATCCTAAGAATATGAAAACGACTTTAACAGGCCAACCTGTAACTAAGATTGATGTTGAACCTAAGTTACCTAACCATAATTAAAATGAAAAAAATTATATTATCTTTATTTTTGGCATTTTCTTTATCTGGTTGTATAGCATTAGCGGGCATATCAGCACTATTACCTAGTGCTTGGGACGTTAATCAATCAGCCGCTATAACAGATATACAACAAAAATCAAAAAGAATTAATTGTAAAAACGAAGTAACAGTATTAAAGAAACATTTAGATTCTTTAGATGAAAGAGTTGAATGGTTAATTATATACAGCGAAAGTAAAAAAACAGATGACATTTTTAATATGGCAAATGTTTACAATCAAACTTTAAAAGATATGATTAAAAGAGTTGAAACCAAATCTATAAGCAATAGTTATTGTGAAAATAAAAAAACAATATTAATAGAACAATCATACATAATATCAAAAGCATTACAAGGTAGAAACTAATGGAACAATTAAAAGAATTATTAACGTCAAGTGATTGGGCTGCTAAAAGAGCTCAGATAGCAATTAAGTTAACAGAAGATTTAAAATCTGGTGAATTAAGTGCTGATGAATATAAAGAATTAATCAACGATCTAAAGAATACAGATCAACTTAATCTACAAGCAGAAGAATTAGAAATCAAAGTAAAACTAGAATCAGCTATCAATACTCTATTAAAGCTGATCTAAGTATCAATGGAAAAGTTACCAAGAATATACTGTGATATGGACGGTGTGCTGTGCGATTTTAAATCAGCAGCAATTAAAACTACGGGCATGTCTATTGATAAGTGGATGGAAAATGATGATAGTAATGATAAATGGAAACCAATCATAGATAAAAAAAACTTTTGGCATACTTTACCATGGCAACCAGGTGGTCAACAGTTATGGTCATATATAAACAATTACGAACCACACATACTATCTGCTTACGTAGAACACGCAAGTGATCCAAATTGTATTCCAGGAAAAAGATCATGGGCACAAACACATTTAGGGTTACCAACAAACAGAATTAATTTAGTAAAAAGACGAGAGAAACAAAACTTTGCTAAAGTCAATGGTGAACCCGCTTTATTAATAGATGATTATATAAAAAACATCAATCAATTTAAGGCTCGTGGTGGTTATGGTATATTACATACTAGTGCAGCCAATACCATATCACAGTTAAAAAAACTAGGTTTCAAATAGTAGTTTCTTATAAATAGTAACGTTATAACAAATTACTTATTAATAAGGAGAGAAAAATGAGTTTATGGGGAAATAAGGATGCTAAAACTGCAACAGGAACAGTAGCAATAAATGCTGGTGGTACTGTTACGGGGACATCAACTCTTTTCACTACACAAACTAAAGTAGGAGACTACATTAGAGTAGCAGGAGAAGATTACGTAATTAAAAGTATTGCTTCAAACACATCAGCAGTTGTTACTGCAGGTGTAAATGGCGCAACTTTAACAGCTGTAAGTCCAGCAGCTGCTTATACATTATCAGAAAAACCAAAATATGTATCATATTCTGAATCATCAAATTCTAGTGGAACACAAGGCGACGCAACTAAAGTTTATGGTGTTGACGCTGGTGAAGCAAATGTAACAAAAGCTACACACGCAGGATGGGTTAGAAGAACCGTTGGTTCTGGTGGTCGTGAAAATCGTGTATTTTATGAAACATTAGTTGCTAGTAGTTCAATTACTAGTGATCAATCTGATGATTCACAATTTGCAGATTTAGCAATTACTATCGGTACACAACCATCCAACACTTCAGTTGTTGGGCCAGCTACAGCTACATTCACAGTTGTCGCTACTAACAATGGTGATCAAGGAATGACTTACCAATGGCAAAAAGCCGAATCTACAGCTAATACATCATTTGCTAACATCAGTGGTGCTACTTCAGCATCATACACAACTGGTGCGACTTCATCTACTCCAGGAGCCGGAGATACAAATGGTGACAAATACCGTGTAGTTATTACTACTACTAATGGACTTGCAACAGTAACATCTTCTGCTGTAACTTTAACAGTATCTTAATAAATACATAACATTTATGGTGGGTTAAACGCCCACCATAATGTATAAATATATAAACAAAGTGATCTAGGCATTACCTAGAGTAGCATTCCCGAAAGGGTTAATATAAGGAGTTAAAATGGCAGATAAGAAAATCACGGCGCTTACCGATTTAGGTACAGCATTAGCAAGTACAGATCTACTTCACGTAGTACAAGATCCATCAGGTACACCGATTAACAAAAAAGTATCAACAGCAAACGTATTTAATAACATTCCAACTTGGATTGGATTAAAACAATTAGCACAAACATTAAGTGCTGGTGGTGCTGCAAACGTTACAACATCAGTTACATTAGTTGATGCTACATCAGGAACAGTAGCAGTTACACTTGCTGATGGTTCAGACGGACAAATTAAAACAATTATAGATACGGCAACAACTGGTACAAATGCGATTACTATAACACCTACAAATCTTAGAGGTTATACATCAATCGTATTAAACGCACCAGGAGAAACAGTTACACTATTATTCAAAAGTTCTAAATGGAATATTATTGGTGGACACGGTTACTCAGCTAGTTAATTAAAATGAAAAGATTTAAATCTTATATAAAAAACGAGGATTTAAAACAACTCGAAGAAGATTGTACATTAAACGAAACAAAAAAGGAAGAAAAAATGAAAAGTTTTAAACAACATATAAAAGAAGCACACTATGAAGGTGATGCTCAAGGTGTTGGAACAACGGACAATAACAATTCTGTAGAAGATAGCAGACTTGGTGCTCATAATATTGAAAACGCAAACGTATTAAAACAAGTTAATGCTTTTGTAGGT